CCCCAGAAATGCAATTAATATTCTCGAACAGGTTCTTTCAACTCCGGCAGCAGATCGTTTAAATGTAGCATGTAAATCAGCCGCAGAACAAAGCCAAAGCATTGAACTTTGTCGTGCTTTGTTACGTGGTTCTAAATGGAAAGAGATTTCTGTGATTTTAAAAGGATTGACAGACCAGCAACCAGAGGATGTAAGAAGGCATGTGCTTGGATATTGTCAAGCGGTTTTGTTAAAAGAAGATAATGTTCGGTGTGGGTTGATTATGGAAATGATGCTCCCATCTGTTTATTACTCAGGGTGGCCGGGACTTGTATTTGCAGCATATTCAATTGTAAAAGGTGAATAGTCATTAATTTTTGTATATTTATAAACTTTAAATTTTAAAAAATGGATTACAAAACAGACATTGAAATTGATGAAGACATGCTTGACGTTGAGTTTTTAAATCAAGCCTCTCTTTTTATGAAGTATTCCCAGCACTACGCCCAGATGCGTAGAAGTGTGGACGAAGAAAAGCAATCGCTTGATGTTGTAAAAGCCGAAGTTGACCGAGACATCAGAGAAAATCCGGCAAATTATAATATCGAAAAAGTAACCGAAGGATCTATCCAAAGTGCTATTTTAACATCAAAAAAGTACAAAACAGCGTACACAGCATATCTTGATGCTAAATATGAGTCAGATATGGCCGGAGCCGCAGTGCAAGCTTTTGAACAAAGAAAAGTTGCTCTGGAAAACCTTGTCAAATTACACGGCCAACAATACTTTGCCGGACCAAGAGTACCACACAATCTTTCAGAGCAACGCAAAGCCAAAGAAGCTGAAAAAGAAAAAAGTGCTACAATTCAAACCGGAATTGCAAGCAAATTGAAACGTAGTAAATAGTGATTAACCTTTAATTTTTTAAAAACAATGAAGCAACAAAAAAGAGTAAGTAGTTTTAGAGGTCGTGTTCAGGCCAGTGCAAAAAAACAACAAAAAGGAGGAAGTGGATCAGGTTATTTAGTACTTCCAAATGGAGTTGAGCGTTTGGTGTTTGAAGACACCGTAAAAAAAGTGCAAATGGATTTTATGCCTTATCCTATCTCAGATCCAAAACATCCTGACAGGGACTTGGGGCTTGAAGTTGGTGATTTGTGGCATCGCCGTCCGTTCAAATTACACAGAAGTATCGGGGCCGGCAACAAGAGCTACATTTGCTTATCCTCAGTTGGAAAGCGCTGCCCTATCTGCGAATTTCAAAAGGAACTTTTCCAAACAGACAAAGCCGCTGCCGTAAAACTTTACGCACAAGACCGGGAATTGTACGCACCAATCCCATTGAATTCCAAAAAGCATGATGTTGTCCCACACGTTTGGGATATGTCTACAAAAATGTTTAACACGGAACTCGAAGTTGAACTGGCCGACGATCCAGACATGGAAATATTCCCGGACTTGGTTGAAGGGAAAACCCTTGAACTAAAGATCAAATGGGAAACTATCGGCAAAGGTCGTCCGTTCCCAGAAGTGAGTAACATTGTTTTTCTTGATAGAGAAGAAACTTATGACGAAAGCATTCTTGATTCAGTTCCAGATCTTGATGCAATTATCAACAATTCTGTGCTTTCGTATGAAGAACTGAAAAACGCTTTCTTTGAAACTGAGGAAGAAGATGCCGGGGAACTCGAAGAGGAAGAAGACAAACCTCGTAGCAAAAAGTCAGCTCCCGCAGCAAAACGTAAACCTGTTGAAGAGGAGGATGATGATGAGGAAGACGAAAAGCCAAAAAAGAAAGCTACCCCAGCAGCAACATCTAAAAAACCTGCCGTTGTTGAAGAGGATGACGATGAAGAAGAGGAAGAGGAAAAACCTGCTAAAAAATCAGTCAGAACAACTCCGGCAGCAAAGCCAGCATCCAAAAAACCCGTTGTTGAGGAAGACGATGACGAAGACGAAGAAGAGGATGAAATCATACCTAAAAAGGATCGCTGCGTAGCTTGCAATGGAACAAAGAAAAACTCAAAAGGAAAACCTTGTCCAATTTGCAAAGGAACTGGCCGCAAACCTGTGGATGAAGACGAGGATGATGAAGATGTTCCTCCCGTTAAAAAAAAAGGAGTAGCTACGCCAACGACGACATCCCCTTCTAAAAACACATGCCCACATGGTTATGTTTTCGGAAAAGACTCTGAAAAATATGATGCTTGTGACACTTGTAAAGTATGGGATGCTTGTGCCGACGCTAAAGAGAAACTTGGCAAAAAGTAAAATGAAGCAGATGCAGGGGTGTGGGAGTAAAATCCCGTGCTCCTGTTTTTTGTTTATGTTTAATTAAACTCTAAAAATCTCAAAATGATTAGAAGTACAAAAGGTAAACCACTTAGTGAACAAGTAAAAGAGCATGTTTCAAGAGAAGTAAAAGAGGATAAACCCAACGAGGGTGATTTTAGCAATATGATCTCAACAGGTTCTACTTTACTTGACTTAGCTATAAGTGGGAAAAGAGTACGCGGAGGAGGTCTTCCCGGTGGCATTTTGGTAGAAGCTTTCGGTCCCAGTCAATCAGGAAAAACTGCGCTTTTAAGTGAAATTGCCGGGGAAATTGAAAGGAAAAATGGTGAGAACCAGTTCAACGACCCAGAAGCCAGACTTGATGCTGAATTTGCAAGACTATTTGGAATGAGCATCAACCCAAAAAATTACTATCGCCCGGACACGGTAACTGAACTGTTTAAAAATGTTTCCTCTTGGGAACCTAAAAACACAAAAGTGATAAATGGACTTTTCGGAGACTCATTGGCCGCATTGTCTACCGACATGGAAATGGAAAATGAAGACGGGGATAAAATGGGGATGCGCCGGGCGAAAGAATTGTCAGAAGGGTTGCGTAAATTTTGCAGAGTAATCAAGAATAAAAACTACTTGATGGTATGCAGCAATCAGATTCGCATAAACACAGACGGAAACAAATACAGCCCAAAGTACACAACTCCTGGTGGTGAAGCGGTTAAATTCTATGCCAGTGTTCGTTTGCGTTTCAATAACCCAACCAAAATAAAAGAAGAAATTACATTCAGAGGGAAAAAGGTAGAACGGACTATTGGGATTGAAACCGAAATTGAAGTTGTTAAAACTGTGGATACACCATACCGAACAGCTCCTTTGGTTATTTTGTATGGCTATGGGATTGATGATATCAGAGCTAATTTACAGTATGTAAAAAAGTTCACAGGAACATCAATGTTTTGCTTGAACGATCAGAAGTTGTCACAATCATTGGACGAAGCTGTGAAAATTGTAGAAGCAAATCCCGACTCAATTGCCGAACTCAAAGAACAAGTGATTGACTTATGGGAATTGATTGATAGTAAATTTGATTCTAACCGTAAAAAAGAAAGGTAGTATGAACGACTTGATTTTGTTTATTGGATTACTTTGCATTTTCTTTATAGCTGGGTATTTAATTGGAATGAATTCTGTTTCTAAGTTTATCAAAAAGTTTGATAAAGAAAAAGAAATCAAACCCGTCCCAAACCACAGACATAAGTTAAATTTCCCGCCTCCGGCATGGTGTAAAACAGTATTGAAATGCGAGGACAAGATGTGCTATATTTGCCTTAATAAATGTGAATTTGATAATAGAAAATACGATGCCAAGCCCTGATCCAATTGATTTGTTAGAAAAGGAATTAGCTGGACATAAGCATTCCTTGGAGAAGTCTATCACTGCATATAAAAAAGGCAGAATTGATGCTGCAACGCATATAAAGCACAAAGAAAATTTGAATCGTTTGATTTCAAATTATACACAAGCCATTTACTTACTTAAACTTCCTAAAAAATGATAATACGCAAAAAATATATAAATCATCTGGTTACGATGCCTCCATCAAAAATCGTAGAAGAGGCTAATAATTTAGGCATCGGGACGACATTTTCTAATAATCATAAAATATATCTTGGAATAGATAATGGTGTATCTGGGGCGATCACAATCATATCCAGCAATGGTGATATAATGCTGCACGAAAAAACTCCGATTAAAAAATGCTTGAATTATACAAAAAAGAAAGCATTTATGAATAGGGTTGATTTTAAGCAATTAATAAAGTTGTTGGTGAATAAAGGGGATATGTTTTGCATGATTGAACGCCCGATGATTCATCCGGGAAGATTTGTGGCCACTATTTCTGCTGTTAGATGCCTTGAAGCGACTGAAATCATTCTTGAAGAATTAAGTATCCCATACCAGTTTATTGATAGTAAGGAATGGCAAAAAGAACTTCTTCCATCCGGCTTAGTAAAAGATGAATTGAAAACAGGAGCTTTGTCTGTAGCTAAAAGACTATACCCAAAACAAACAATCCACAATGCTGATTCAATTTTAATCGCGTTGTATTGCTTTCGTAAAAGCACAGGTAGGAATTTAAAACCAGTTAAATCAAAATGATTACGTCACTTACAATCAACAACTTTCTAAGCCACAAGCACAGCGAATTCTCTTTTGTAAATGGGATAAATGTGCTTGTGGGTCTTAGTGATTCTGGTAAATCTGCTGTGATGAATGCTTTGCGTTGGGTTCTCACAAACGAACCTTCCGGGGATTCTTTCCGGTCGTGGTGGTCTTCAACAGTAGATGTAACTATTGTGCTTGATAACACCCATGAAATTACACGATTTCGTAACGAAGAAGGAAATGGGTATTCCTATCGAGATTTGACCAAGGACAAAGAAAAATCAGTCTTTTTGGCTATTAAAACAGGAGTACCTGATGAGATTGCTAAAATTTTAAACATAGATGAAACAAACATCCAAACACAGTTATCTTCCCATTTCCTACTAAGCAATACTCCCGGTGAAGTTGCCCGGCATTTCAACAAGGTAGCTAAACTTGATAAAATAGACCTTGCAAACTCAAACATCAATTCTTGGATAAACAGCATCAATCAGGATGTAAAGTATAAAGCAGAAGAACTCAAAAAGAATACTGATAAACTTACATCTTTTGATTATTTAGAAAAACTTGAAATTGATGTTGAAGTTTTGGAAGATATGTACGGGCAGTTTATTGTGATGCAAACCAATGCTAAAAAACTGGAAAGAAACATTGTTAAATTGGAAACGATTGAATCAAAAATAGAATCTTTCCAAGGTTTGCTTGGCTTTGAGCAGAGCATCGCTGATATTCTTGATTTGTATTCAAAAAGAAAAGAAATAGCAACACAATACACCAAACTCAATACGCTGATTGAAGACATCGGAGCCATTCAAGTTGACATAACTGAGAATGAAAAGTTGACTTCAATGGGAGTTTATGTTGATTCTATTTTAAGTTTGTCGAGTGAAAAGTATGAAAAGCAAAAAGAATACGACAAACTTAAAAAACTTGTTTCTGCTATTGATAAGATAAAAGTTGGTTTGGAAGTGGAAGAGCAACTGTGTTTTGATTTGCAAGATGAATTCGATAAAGCTATGCCGAACAAATGCCCACTATGTGATACAATCTTAACCAAATCAAAATGATTAGAGCAACGAAACAAACTAAAAAAGTTGATGCTAT